TCCGCCTCCTGCATAATATATACCACCACCGCCTCCTCCACCTGCGATAACCAAGTGTTCGACTGCTGTTGTATATGGAGCAGTCGTTAAAGTACCACTAGAATTAAAAGTTGTTATAACTTCAGGTTGAACGACTGCTGGGTTATCAACACCTACTACTCCACCATTAGAATTAGCCATGGTTAGACCTCATTCCATTGCGTATTAGAGGCATCCCATGTGTATTTTGTTTCTGTTCCAGCACCTGGAAAATTATCGGACCAAGTAGAACCAAGCCATCGAAGATTAGGTTCATCCCAAGTAGGGAATACTGTCAAACTTCCTATCTCAGATACACTTGGATAAGTAACTGGTGCTTTCCAATCTCCATTAGAGTCTAAAGACCAAGAAGAATAAGGTTGAGGGGATATAAACATATTTAAAGAGGAATCATAAGTATCCCCAATACCTGCGTATTGTTTTCTAAAGTTATTGTTGTATGAAGTTTGTTTCCAAGCAGCACCACCTGTTCCGTATGGAACGATTGATGCTACAAATGTTTCTGCTTGAGCAGATTCATCGCCACCATTGGCATCTACATCATCGTTGGATATTACTATTACTTGTAATACTTCGTTGCTTGAATTAAGTTCTGCAAAGTGAGCCATAATTAAATACCTCCTTAAGCGTCATCTAATTCTTCGTAACTAATGGTGTAGGTCAAATCTGAGTTTGCACCTGCACCACCCTCTAAGATGTCTCCTTCTTGAAGGTAAAAACTAGAGTTTTTATCAATCAAAACCAAGGTTGCATCTGCTGGAACAGAAATGGTAGAAGCAAATAAAACTACTGAGCCACCACTTTTAATGATTCCCATTGTTACAGTTGCTGCATTTGTACCATCAATATTTGCAACAATAATGGTATTAACTTTAAGTAACTTGTTACTTGCACAAGTCAATAAGTCGGTTGTTACTGTAGTAGTTAAAGCTCCCTGTATACTTTTTCCGTATATCGAGGTTACTGCTACTAGATTTGGATTTGCCATAATATTCTCCTAAGTTTAACCAAAGACTAAAGCCATAGCAATAGCTTTACCTGTTGTAGCTTTTGTATCAAGCTGGGTTTGTATGTTGGAAGTTACTCCATCACTAAAATTTAATTCTGCTGCTGTTGCAGTAACAGTGGTACTCGCAATAGATAAAGCATCTGTTTCTAATGTACCATCTACATCTACATTTCCTGATATATCTAACGAAGCTGCGATAATTTCGCCACTGGCGTTGATTGCTCCGTTGATGTCAATAGTGGTTGCGGCTATCTGAATTTCTGTATCTGCAACAAGATCAAGTTGCCCATCGGCACTAGAACTTATATGAATTGCTGTATCACGGAACTGAATTTTATTATCAGTAGCGATAGTTGTTGCTGCTGCTATGTTTACAGCACCATCAATATCCACAATATCTAAGTTAGATGTTCCATCAACATCTATATCACCAGAAATGTCTAGTGAAGTGGCTGTTAAAACTCCAGTAACACCTAATGTTCCACCTATAGTAGTATCATCTGTAACTGTTAAATCGTCTTGTACTTTTAAATCTACAACATTAAGACTGGCAAAAGCGTCAACGACTGCTGCTCCACTTCCTGCTCCATCTAGGTAAACTGCTTTAACATCTCCTGGTGGAATAGTGATATTAGCTCCAGAGCCTTGAGAAATAATAATATTTTGTGAACCACTAGTACCATTTTCAATAAAATGCATTCTGTTTAGTGTGTTAGGAGCAATTGTAATAGTACAAGCTGAATCTAGTGTGCCTGTGTATTCAATATACATAGCTCTTCCTGGATCAGTTGCACCATCTGCTACTGTAGTAGTATGAGTGTCAGCATTGGTTGTAATGCCTTCTGTACCATAACCTAATGCTTCACCAATTAATTCTAAATTTGTATTGGTTGTAGTTCCCCATGTACCACTGGCATCACCAGTAGCCATTTCATTAAGCCTTAAATCATTTACATATGAACTTGCCATTTTTTTTCCTCGTTAAAAAAATTATATATTATTATGCTACTTCACTCCAATTTGGTGTTTGAGAATCACTTATTAAACTCCAAATTAAAATATTTCCTAAAGTACCTGTTGCATTAATTTCTGTAGGATAAACATTAGCGTCTGCTGTTACTTCTTCTAAAGCACCTAATGCCGATGTTGCACTAAATCCTGTTACTCCAATTATATTTTCACCAATTATACCCACAGAAGCTAGGGCTGAAGTACCTGCTAAACCAGTAGGTGCTACATTAGCAACGCCTGTTACAGTTTCGTTACCTAAAGCACTTGTTCCTGCAACACCTGAACTAATAACAACTTCAGCAGTACCTGTTGCTGTTTCAGTACCTAATGCAGAAGTGCTTGATAAACCAGTGACTCCTGTTAAAGCAACTCCTGTTGCAGTAGCTGTTCCTACTTGTCCTGTAGCGGCAATACCTGTTTCAGCAACATTTGCATCGCCTTTACTTGTTACTGAGCCTAAAGCAGAAGTACCTGCTAATCCTGTTTCGGTAATATTTGCATCACCTGTAACTGTTTCTGAACCTAAAGCTGAAGTTCCTGCTACTCCTGTTAAAGTAACAGGTATAGGTTCACCAAAGGTTAATTGACCCCAAGTGCCTCTACCCCAACCAGTTAAATTAGCCATTGGCTAATTTAAGCTATTCTTATAATAGCGTTTGATGCATCAGCAGTAGGGAAAGTTATTGTAAAACTTCCTGCTGTAGATGTTTTATCTCCGCCAAAATCAAATACTGCAACATTTCTATCGGCATTAGTATCGTTATAGATCATGCAACCTCTAGCTGTAATGGTAGCTGTACCAAAAGTTAAATCAGCAAAATCTGTAAAAGCTGTTGTACCTGATGAAGCTGGATTAATATTAGTTAATGCAGAACCACCAGAACTATAATTAGTTCCAGATGCTTGATTGGTTGTGGTAAATGCTGTAGTAGCTGCACCCATTGTTGCACTTGAAGTGTACAAAGCTAATTTAAAAGAATTACCTCCAGAAGCTAAAAAGTTATGCTTTCCTTCTAATAGTTCTTTTTTAAAACTTGTTGCCATCGATTGTGTTATTGCCATTATAGTCTCCTTATAATATTTGCTAGGTCTTTATGACCTTGTTTTTCTAATTCATTACATACTGTGCAAAGATGATTTTCAATTCCTTCTTTAATATAGTATGCAATAACCATTTTTGTTCTATCTTTAAAAGCGTGAGCTTGTGCTTTGATCATAGGATCAGCTTTATCACTGATAGAAATAATCTTGTTTGTTGCCATTTCTGCAATTGTGTCTATGCTATGACCACCATTATCCGTTGTGGTAACACCTAAATTTCCTACTGTAATATCTGTTTTTAATGAAAACATATTAATATTTCTTTGGTTCTACAGGATTTAATTCTAAATCATTTCTATTAATTATGCCAACTGGCTTAGGCGTTTCTTGTATTTGAACTTCTGACAGTTTACAAACACTCATGTTTGGACCATCTTGATAAGTTATTTTCGGATCATTAAGTCTATGATAACCATATAATTTTTCTTGCATTGGTATATCCATATCAAGCAACGATGATCTAGGTGCTACTTCTATTTGTATTCCTGCATCGATACATTTAGATAACCAAAACTCAGTACATGATCTACCTGCTTCTGCAAAATGCATATTGCTTCTATATGTAAAATCAATGCCAAAAAGAGAAAGCTGTTTAACTTTGTTCCATAAAGCAAAAGCTATAGCATAAGGAATTGTGTTATTAAAATATGAGCAGCCTAAATCACTTACTATTGATTCTATTGGATAGTCAATAGCAGAAGGAACTCTGTTATCTAACTCACAAGTATAAATAGGAAAATTACATTTAGGCAAAAGCCTACGCATCATAGGTGTCATTGTTCCAGCATCTTCTGTATCTAGGAATCTACTCATTGGGTCTAAGATAAATGCTCTATCAATTTTAGGTAAAACACCTATCATTGCATTTATTGCCCATACTTCATCAAATTCTACGCTGTGTGTTTGTGATAAATGAAAGTCTATTTGACTTTGACCCATAGCAACTATTGCAACATTCTTACCTTCTAATTCTTTAATAGGCTCATTAGACATTAATTTTTCGTTGTCCATCTCTGTAAGCATCTTTTCTATTATATCCATCTGATTCTAGTGTAAGTCTTTGCAATCCTTCTTGAAATCTTTTTTCATAGTTTACAAGAATATCAGGCTCACCTTTCATAAAGGTATAGGCTTCGCATAAACAAGCATAAAGCAATACTTCTGGAGCATTTGTTCCTAGCCAACTAGTACCATCAGATGTCGCTGATATTGATTGAGGTATATAAAAATAATGTAATTCTGCATTAAGTGATGAGCTTGGGGTTGGACCAACAATAAATGTATTGTCATCAAATTGTGCGTAATGTTTTGGATTTCCTGTTGTAGCAATTGCAGGATAAGCCTCTCTTATAAAACTTACATCTGTACTAAGTAGATAAGTATAATTACCATCAGTGTCTATAGTAGCTAAAGAATAAGGATATAAATAATCACTTGGTGTGGCTAAATATTGATTACCAGAACTTAAATTTCCAGTTACATTTTTTCTAAAATTTGGTAACTCAACAGACTTAATAATTCTTTGTTCTGCTTGAGTAATAATTATTGCTAAGTCAGCAACAAATGTTGATTCTGTATTTTGCGTATAATCTTGTATTGCTGATTTTAATGTTGTATATGTCCAACTCATGATGTGCTCACTGTTACTTTACCTATTTCACCTTTAATATCTAATCCCATAGTGCGAGAACCAAATTCAGAAACACCACCACCTATTGGATCGAAAGCAAAATATGTTGTTGATTCTTCTTCTCCTGTATCTACTCTAGGGTTATAAAGACTTTGTTTATCACTAGTATCTATTTGACCTAGTTTAAGTTGTGGTTGATCTTCATCAAAACATTCATTGCATACACGAAATCCAGTTCTTTTACTGTCTAATATTTCATATTTTAAATTATTTAATTTAAATGAAAAGCCACAACGATCACATATTCCTAATGCTTTTTTGCCTTGTGCGTACATTTAATTATAAAAACTTACATCTGGAACAAATCTAACTGGAGCTTTTTCTCTATCAGCTTCAGTTACCTCTTCCCATAACTCCATGTAACGCTGTCGTATCATAGGAACTCTCTGTTGAGCTTCTGGAGACTTACAAGCTAAGTTATATGCTAAGGCATAGGTTAAGCAAGGAAGGTATCTAGAAGGCACATCAGCATTTAAAGTAGCTACTGTTCCAACATCTTCTATTCGTTTTACATAATCATAAACAAGTGTATATGTTTGTGCTGAGTCTGGAGTTGCCCAAAGAACTATTTTTACTGAGTCATTGTCTTTGTCTACAAAAAATTGTGTAGGTTTTGATTGAGTTAGTTTACTAGCTTGGTGGGCATATTCTGTTCTAGATATACGATTTAACCTTTGATCAAATTGTTTATTGGTATCTGCAGAATCAGTTCTAATAAAAACATCTACAATATCTAAAGCACTTGCATCTACTGTATAACTGCTTGTACCTGCTGTAAGCACAGTAGAGTCTTGTTCTATTGTCCAAAGATTTAAACCTTTGTTCTGCCATTCTAAAAATACAAGGTTAAGTGCTCTTTTTGCACTTCTATAGCTATAACCTGAACGAAGCTCTAAACCACATAGATCATAGGCTTCTTCCATGATTTCACTCATGTCTAGATTAAATGTTGTTGTTCCACTTGTTGCCATTATTTGCTCTTATTATTTTTTTTTTCTATTTGTTTTTTTTTAATTTTGTTAATTTTTTCTCTGTATTTAGGACCTTTTTCATCACGATATCTTTCACTGGCTGTCTTATAAGATTTTTTGGTTATTTCAGAATAATAAGGTTTATTTAATTCTGTGTTTGTTTTTTCTTCTGTATTGTTATTTGTTACATCACTATAAATTTGTGCTAACCCTTTAAAACTTTTCATAACCTGTGTTTCATTAGGAAAGGCTTTTTTATTATCTTCTCTACCAATTTGTCCACCAGGATTAAATCTATTCCTTTTCATAATTATCCTATATTAACACTTCCATCTTCTACGAGCCTGTCTAATTCTAGAATCAGGATCGTTTCTTGTTTCTGCTGAACTGTTTTTAAGTTGTCCTGCTGACCTTGCACAATAAGATTTTCTACGCTTTGCAGCCTTACTACCTTTTTTTACTTTACCTGTTACTGCTGTTTTTAACTTAGAACCTGGATTTGCTTTGCGATAAGCTGCAACTCCTTTCTTAGTCATACCAGCACCAGACTTGGTAGATCGGTAATTAGCACCCTTACCTGTAGTTGTTTTGCGTATAGGGTTTTCTCTTTTTCTTTTGGTCATTTAAAAAAAGTTAATTAACCTTTACCACCTTTAGGCATATATTTAGATGACTTTCCACCTATTGCCATACCTTTTGCAGTTTTATTTTTTTTCATATCTGGTCCACTTGTATTGCCTTCACCAAATA